CGCAGGAATTGGAACAGTTATCTACGGACAAAAAACTCTACAATCAAGAGCAACTGCTTTAGATAGAGTAAATGTAAGAAGACTACTTATAACTCTTAAGAGATATATTAGAAGAATAGCTGAAAATCTAGTTTTTGAACCCAATACACAGGCAACTCGTAATAGATTTGTTAATCAATTGAATCCATACTTAGAATACGTACAACAAAGACAAGGTTTATACGCTTTCCAAGTTATCATGGATGAGACAAATAATACACCTGATGTTATAGATCGTAACAAATTAGTAGGTGCAATATATATTCAACCCACTAGAGTGGCTGAATTTATACAACTTGATTTCAACATATTACCAACAGGAGCCTCATTTGGAGGATAAAATAAAAAAATATGAACGATAATACAAGAATACGAATAAAAGTTCCAGCTCATTTATACGAAAGTGTAAAAAAACAACTCATGATAAAAGAAGGAAAAGGAAACTTTTCTGGAGGAGCTTACACTGAAGCTGTAAAAGAGAAAAAATCAACCGAATCATCCAAATCAAGTTCTCCAATTTCTAAATCATCTAGTCCTAAATCAGTAACTCCAAAAGCAGAAGGTGAAGGAGAAGAAAAAACTCTCGAAGAAAGAATGGCATCTCTTGAAGAGCTAATGAAAGAGATTGCGAAAGCAGTAAAACCAAAAGAAGAAATTAAAAAAGAAGAGAAAACTGAAGAGGAAGAGGAAGAAGAGGAAGAGGAAGAAGAAGAGGAAGAAGAATAAGAAAATTCTAAAACACGATATTTATAAAAGAATTAAAAAATAATACAACATGGCAGTACTTGATCCAAATGAAATAATGTTTACAGCGTTTGAACCGATAGTTAACAACAGGTTCATAATGTATGTAGAAGGTATCCCGACTTATCTAATTAAGAAAGCGGATGCACCAGGTGTAACTCTAAACGAAATAAAATTAGATCACCTAAACGTGTATAGAAAGCTTAAAGGTAAAGCTGAATGGAAAGACATTACTTTGACCTTATATAGCCCTATCGCGCCTTCTGGCCCTCAAGCCATGATGGAATGGGTACGCTTACACCACGAATCAGTCACGGGTCGCGACGGTTATTCTGACTTCTATAAGAAAGATGTTAGTTTATCAATCCTTGGTCCAGTCGGTGATATCGTATCTGAGTGGATTATAAAAGGAGCTTTCATTAAAGAAACAAACTTCGGAAGCTACGATTATTCAAACTCAGATCCTACGGAAGTATCAATGACTCTTGGAATGGACTATTGCATTCTCAACTTCTAAGACAGTAAAAAAACTTTTAAAATTAAGCTCCACTTGGAGCTTTTTTTTTGCAAGGAAATTTTATATCTATATATTTATAATAAAACAAATAATTTATGGCAGAATTAAAAATTCCAACAGAAACCATTGAGTTACCATCAAAAGGTTTAGTTTATCCAAAAGACAATCCGTTATCGGAAGGTAAAATTGAAATGAGATACATGACTGCTAAGCACGAAGATATTCTCACAAATACAAACTATATGAAACAGGGTATTCTGTTCGATAGGTTACTGCAATCTCTTATAGTTACGAAAGTTAATTATAACGATATTATAGTAGCAGACAAGGACGCAATTCTTATCGCTGCAAGAATATTAGGATACGGAAAAGATTACAAGATAAAGTATTTCAATCCAAATACAGAAGAACAAGAGGATTTTAATATTGATCTAACTGCTATAAAAGATAAAGAGGTTGATTATTCTATATTCAAAAACAAGAACGAGTTTACGTATACTCTTCCAAATTCTGGAAACGAGGTAACGTTTAAGTTATTAACTCATGAGGATGAGAAAAGAATAGATGACGAAATCAAGACAAATAAAAAATTAAATATATCTAGCCAGATCACTTCAAAACTCAAACACAGCATTCTCGCTGTCAATGGAGATCGTGAAGCTAAAGCTATAAGATCTTTTGTTGATGAGTATCTTTTAGCATCTGACGCTCGCGCTCTAAGAGATTACATTAAAGATATCACTCCAGGATTGGATATGACCTTTACTTTCATAGGATCAGACGGCTACATTGAGGAGGGTGTAGAAATTCCAATCGGAGTTAACTTTTTTTATCCAGCACTCTAATCACAGACAAATAGTATTTAAAGAGATTCACGAAATAGTTTTCCACGGTAAAGGCGGATACGATTGGGATACAATATATAATATGCCTATTTGGTTGCGCAGATATACTTTTCATGAAATTAAAGAGTTTTATGAAAAGGAAAAAGAAGAATACGAAAAAGCGCAAGGTAAAAATACAATTACCGCAAATACCAAAATGGATAAGTTTAAAAACGATCCCAACTTAAAACAAACACCGTTAACTATTACAGGTCCATCTTTTGTTTCCAAAGTTAAACCAAGTAGTAAACCCACTACTAAAAAGTAGCGTTATATAATATTTATATAAAATGATATAAATGGCAGACGACAAGGGAAAAAATATTGGAGATTCTTCAGCCGATGATAAATCTGCGAAACTATCTGAGAAAAAGATAGAACTGCAGAGAAAACTCAATGAACTAAGATCTAAAGAATTAGACACTCTTAAAGAAATGAGTAAGCTTCAGAATGAAGAATCAAAAAAATCTGGAGACTCTGCAAAAAAACTTACTGAGCATAATAAAACGCTTGATGAGATTTTAAAAAAGAGAAAAGAGATTTCAAAAGCTATTAAGTCAGAATTTGATGAAAAGAAAAAGCTAAAAGCTGAGGAAGATTCTATACAAAGTAAACTAAAATCGAAATTAGAGAATCAAAATAAAATAAATAAATCATTATCTGATTCAACAACTCTAGTAAAACAAATAGAAAAAAATCAAGATAACATAAATAAAAATATTTCTGATCAAGTTAAAAGTGTAGATAAATTTAAATCAGCAAAGAAAGAAGAGATTGCTTTAAAAGAAAAAGAACTTTCATTAACGCAAAAAATAGTTGCCACATCAAATGAATCAAAAGAAACAAAACCAAAAAAAGAAGAGAAATCCATCACACAAGAGATCAACGTAAAAACAAATATTGACGCAGCTCCTCTTAATGAAGCTTTAAGCATAATTCAACAAATGAACGATGCTAATAAAGACGATGTCAAAACTTTAATAAAGAAAAATTCCCTATTAGCTGAAGAACTTAAAACAGTAAGATCTCAACAAAACGTTTCATCTAGATTAAAAAAACAACAGGGTGAAAAACTGTTAAGAGAGATAGAAATAAATAAAGAAAAGCTTCGTGGTTTAGGTATAGATGAAAAATCTCAAAAATCGATTGCGGAATCTTCTAAGATTGAACAAAAATCTGCTACAACTAAAGCAACTCCAAAAGAAGCAACCACTAAACCCAAAGCAGAGTCACTTAGTCAAGAAATTAATATAAAAACAAACGTAGATGTATCATCTCTAACCGAAGCAACTAGTTTGGTTCAAGACATTAATAATTCTAATAAAGATGATATTAAAACTTTATTACAAAAAAATAAAGTATTACGTGAAGATTTAAAAACACTACAATTACAACAAAACTTTTCTTCTGGTTTAAAGAAGCAGATAAAGGATCAACTTTTACAACAGATAGATATAAATAAAGAAAAGATTCGGGGACTTGGAATTGATAAACAAGTAGAAAAATCTATTATCAGAAACCAAGAAAAACAAACAAAAGCCACAAAAAAACCACAAGAAAAAACTGCATCACCAGCAGCTGCTGCTCCTCCGTTTCCCGCTGCTCCACCACCTCCACCCGCGAATGAATCACAAATTCCAGCAATAAATGTGAAAGACTATGAGACCGGATTGGAAGCTGCAAAAGGAATTGCTGAAATAGCAAAAGAAAGAGCTAAATATGATGGTTACGCTAATGATAACCAAAAACAAAATATAAAATTACTAGATAAAGCTATTTCTCAAAGAGAGAGTATACAATCATCAATAGAGGCCGCTATAGAAGAAAGTCGAGACCTAGATGATATAGAAAAACTAATAAGTAAAAATGTTCAAAATAGAATATTTGCTCAAAATAGACTGAATGAATTTATAAAGACTACAAATATTGACATAAAAGAGACTGACTCTATTATGAAAAATATTGAGGGCGCAATGAAAGAGCAGATAAAGGCTGAAAAAGAGATATCTACCATGAAAAATCAAACTTCATTTGAAGAAAGATCACGGTACGATATGTTAGTAGCACAAGGCGCATCGTATGATGAAATTGTCTCTAAAATGGGTGCAGAATCCGCTGAACATGTAAAACAACTTAGAGCCGCAGAAGATGCTGCAGATAAAGCTGCTATAAAAGTAGAAAAATTAAAACAAGGCTTGTCCACTGAACAAGCTGAATATATTACTCTAAAAAAATCAGTAGGAGAATATAATAAAATAGATGAAAGTCTTAAAAAGCATTTAAAATACCAAGAATCAATAAATGAAAAACTTGGATTATTTGGTAAAAGCGTTAAAGCAATAGGCGGAATATTAGAAAAGTTTGGAGTCGGCAAAGTAAAATCCATAAGCGATGCCTTAGATGCCATGAGAGCTAAAGCTCAACAGGGTGGAAATAAGCTTCAAGTTATGGTTGCAGGATTGCAATCGTTTGGAAAAAGTTTACTAAAAACTTTAAACGATCCTGTTGTAGTTATAGGTGGTTTAATAGCTGGATTTACAAAACTAATCAAGTTAGCGACCGATTATCAGTCTAAAAACTTTCAATTTGCGAAATCACTTGGAGTTAGTGTTAGTCAAGGCGAAAAACTTAAAGGGCAATTCATGAGTATAGCGAATGCTAATGGAAAATTAGCATTAACATCCAGTCAAATTCTAGAAACTTATTCAGAATTAAGTGCTAACTTAGGAATGATGGCGCCTGTGAATCAAGAGTTTTTACAAACAAGCACAATGTTGCAAAAAAGAATTGGAGCATCTGCTGAGAGTATGCTTCAATTACAAACATATGCAATAAAATCTGGAAAATCTATGAGTGATGCTTATGCGACTGTAGTTGGTACAGGTAAAGCAAGAGCTGCTCAATTAAAAATAAACATGTCAGAGAAACAAATTTTGGATGCTGTTTCAAAAGTTTCTGCGACAATTTATAAAAATTTTAAAGGTAATTTAGCCGCTATAACAGATGCAGTAGTAAAGTCCAAAAAAATGGGACTAGAACTTGAAAAAATAAATCAAATTGGTAAAGGTTTATTGGATTTTGAAAACAGTATTTCTGCAGAATTTGAAGCTCAATTATTAACAGGAGAAAAATTGAATTTATCCAAAGCAAGAGAATTAGCGCTTACTGGAGATACACAGGGTCTCATGGATGAGCTCAATAAGAACATGATAAATGCTAATAAGTGGGGCAAATTGAACGTGATCCAGCAAGAATCTTACGCTCAGGCGTTAGGAATGTCCAAGGAAGAGATGGACGAAATGTTCCATAAACAAGAGATGCAAAATCTACTTGGAGAAAAAGCATCTGCTACTTTATCTGAACAATACGAAGCTCTTAAAAAACAAGGGTTGACACACGCTGAGATAGCAGAAAAAATGGGTCAAGATGCAGCTAATCAAGCACAACAAGCATCTGTACAAGAAAAAATGGCAGCTGTAATGGAAAGAGTACAAGAGCAAATTGGAAAAGCAGCCGCTAAACTTATACCTCTAGTAGAAAAAGTTGCTAATTTCATAAGTACTGTAGATATAGAAAAAACTATACAGGGAATTATTAAAGCTGCTCAAGTATTATCTGGAATTTATGCAGGTTGGAAGATAATGCAAATGATTTCTATTGCAAACAAAGCAAAAGAAGCAGCCGAACAGAAAAAAATTAGTGATGAATTACAAAGACAGCAAATATTATATTACCAAAATCAAAATGCTCAACAAACTAGTTTAGCTACATCGCAAAGTCAAATAGCTGCACAACAACAACAAAATGCAGCAAAAGCTCAAGGAGTTCAAGCGTCTGTAACAGAACAAGCAACAGAAGCTACAACCAAAGGAATTAAACAAGCAAAAGTATTAACTCAAACAGAAGAAAATGCTGCAAAAGCAATTGGAGTCACAACTTCTATAACAGAACAAACGACTGAAGCTACTATTCAAGGAATTAAGCAAGCTCAAGTAATAACTGAAGGAGAGCAAAATGTAGCAAAAGAAGTTGGATTAGCTACTTCTACTACACAAGATGTCAAAGATAAAAGTATATCGTTAACAAAGCGAGCTCAATTAGGGTTTGAAAGATTACTT